TTGCTTCAATAGCATTAAAATCTTCATCTGCCTGAACGTCAGTTAGCCTAACTTTCTGTCCAGTGACAAGTTCATGCTTTTTTGTAGTCACTACTGTAGCAAGATTGTTATTTCTTCCAATAGTTTCAATAGGGTTATAGAGATCAATGCCGGGGCGGATTTCATCATTGGCAAAGTCAAAGTCAAAAAGATCAGTTTCTAGTTCACGTAATAGGTCCTGGGCAAATTGATAGTTGTCTTGACGTGTTTCTATAGTTATCGGATTATCTATCCCGATAGACATTTCAGGGATATTCTTAGTATCGTCCTTGTTGTTAGCGTCTGTGTAGGTTGCAGGCACCGTTATTACAGACCTATCATCTTCAGTATAGCCCGCAGTTAGGATCTCAAAGTAGCCGCTGTACTTGGCGTACTCCTCGAACCAGTAGAGATAGACTAGCTCGCCAACAGTAAAATTGTACTGTCCGCCAGTTAAAGTAATGGTCATGATATTAGTGCTGCCGTCTACTTCTGCTATGGCCTCATAGGAACTATTCCAGGTTTTCCAGACCACCCTGTGTGAGAGGTAGCTTGTAAACTCTGTGGCTGTTACACTCAATATCTTATCAACGAGACTGTAGCTACGGTTCCAGATTATTCCACCCCAAACGCAGAGGCCATTTCGCATAGCAAAAAGAGCCGTTCTAGCGGGCAAAGTATTTTCGTAAAGACTGAGATTATACGTGTCCTCAGTTACTGCAATATCTCCGGTAAATACGCCAGCCTCGGTTAGTGATCTAGAGTAGGAGACACCGCGAAAAGGTACCTCTACTAGTAGCTCATTAGTCATGAGATCGTAAACGTAGTATCGGTATTCTACTGCTTCATTTTCTGGTGAAGTGGATATTGGCATCTTTTTGTCCTTGTATGTCTTTCTGTTAGTCTAGCAGCTAGCCGATCCAGCCAGAGCGGTGATATATAGTACAAGTAGCACCGGCAGTAAACCCTGCAATTGTCAGAACGTTATCGCCAGGCTGTAGGTATATCCAGTCTACTAGGACAGACGCTTTCGATCTAGCATTAGCAACATTTACGACAGCTGACCCAGCGTATTGCACCTCCAGAATCTCCCTGTTATACGTATCTATCTCTAGCCTATTTCCAGCTGAGGTTCCCGAAAGTATGACCATCTCTTGGTCGCTCTCAGTGTTAGTTATAGAGGTTGGGGACCCTCCAGGTACTACCAAGCCGGCAGATAATTCTATAATGATTGGAACTTCAATATTACCTGCATTATTTACAGTAACGCTACCAGTTCCAGAACCGCTGGCAGTTATCACGCTAGTGCTGTATCCGTCGCCATTAGAGTCTACAAACTCGTACTTAATCGGGTCAACAGCCTTTAGGCCAATAGAGAAGTCATGCCTACCTCTAGCATTTACGCTTGTGATCAGGGGGGTGCCGCTTAATCGTACATAGGACCCGCGGGGGTTAGCATCAACACCGCCTTCATAGACCTTCAACCAACCGCCAGTTTTTATTAGATTAACTGCTCTAATAAGAGCGTCTCGTGCAGCAGGTGCATCAGCAGGATCTTGAGGTAGGAAGGACCCATTAAGTGACATTATCCTATTAGAGAATCGACCAACTGCATCATAAGAGCCGTCCGCGTATCCTCGAGGCAGGTCCGGCAATTCTGTTTCAGGGAGTTCCCACCAGCCGTCAATGCCAGAGACGACCCAAACTACGTTGTTCTCATCGATTGTGTTTAAAACTAGACCATTAATGCTTATGTCAGCCTTTAATTTTAACCCAGTTAGGTGTGGAATCGGCAAGGAGGTTAGGGCTTTGTTTACAACCCTGTTTTCCTCAGACTGTTCCGTGACGTTTGGAGTTGTTTCGTAGTATTCAGCCATTACATAGTCCCCCTCAGCGCCTGTCTAGCAATTTGTCTTCCGACCTCGTCTCCCAGCTCTTTTTTAGTCAGGTTGGTCCCATATATGGTAACTTGAACGTCCTGTTTAGCGGCGTACTCTTTATATACAGCTGAATCTGTGACTTTGGAGGACATGCTACTTGAAGTCATGCTGCTCATTGCCCTACGGTCAGCACCGCCGAAGCTGTTAGTGTTATCTCGAATAGCTTTATTGTCTTGGTTTCTTTGGATTGTTCCTAACATGTCTACGTTTCTAATTTCGGGTATTTTTACATCTGAGAGATCAATATCAAAAACGTCCCTCATGAAGTCGCCTAGTTTGCCGTTAGTTATCATGCCAATTAGGTTATTTACACCTCGAATACCAAAGTTGACAAGGTCAATTATTCCGTTAACCACAAGCTGAATAAGCCCGACCAAAAAGACACCGAATGTCTCCATCATTTTATTGAAGAATCCCAGCACATCGCCCTCAAATAGCATGCCGAGAGCCTCCGCTATTCTTGTGATTATTGGGATTACTACATCTAGGAGAGAGTTGGCGAGGTCTATAATAAAGGTCATAGCACTTAAAATTTGCTCTATTGCATATCCTAGTGCTGGAATTAGTATCTCTAGGATAATCTGTATAACTGGATCTAATGCTCCAAGGAGGCTGCCATCACCGCTTCCAAAGATCTTCCCGAACAGCTCACTCACCCCCTCCATTAACCTGTCAAAGCTCTCTTTCACCCTTCCAAAGACATTATCTACCATCTCCTTGAAGCTCTCAATGGTATTGTAGAACTCTACTGCTTTAGCAACAAGTATTATAAATAGTCCGATTAGCCCAGGGCCTTTTAGCATCTTCATTATTCCGCCAATACCGGTTTTACCACTTGCTATGCCGCCAATAACTTTCTTTAAGGGGTCGAAGATCTTAGTGAGAAACTTCTCTCCAAAAACGGCAACAGCTATGGCGTATCCAACGATTACATTAAAAGCAAACTTAATGACATCAAAAATAACACCTATTGCACTTAATGTTGCAAATACGGGGCCTAAGTTGTCCAAAAGTCTTTTTGCGACGTCTCCGTCTAGGAAGTCATTAAAAGCAGACGCACCTTCATTTAGAGTGTCAAAGAAGGCATTTATCTGCTTGTCATCAGTTAACTTGTTGGTAATTTCTGTAACTGTCGACAGGAAAGTGGCGAAAGATGGTCCAGCATCAATCATCTTGCCTAGCATTTCGCCTAATGCAGGTGCACCTTCCTTCAACTGGTCGAAGGCAATTTTGATGTTGGGGTTGTCTGCAAGTTTTAGGATCTCCATGAGAAGAGCGCCAATAGAGCTCATTACAGATCGAGCGTTTGCAAAAGCGTCCTTGAAGAAGGTTTTTCCAGCCTCAGGATCCTCGGAAAACATGGTCGCAAAAGTACCCGTGGCTTCTTCCATCCACGTAAGCATGTCGTTTCCGGCACTACCTGGGCCGGTGGTTAGTCCAATTAAGTTACCAAGGCCTGTAAATACATTACCAATAATTGTACCTAGACGCCCAGCGTACACTCCAGCATCTGCAAAGAACCCCTCAAGGTCCCCGTCTGTTAGGGATGTAATCCATTCATCTGTCTTTTCGACCAAGAAGACTAAAAAGTCGTTGAGCAAGAGCGAGGTTGCATCAGTAATTCGCAGGAATATGTCCAAGACATTGCCAAGGAGCTCTCCGAATAACTGAATGTTGCTTCTGCCTTCTTTTTCAAAGGGCTCTGTCATGCCAGCAAAGATTTTGTCAATTAGCTCGAAGTCAATACTGTCAACCATTGACTCAAGAGCAGTACCAACTTGACCTGCAACTTGGGGTAGACGCTTTTGGAGAATCGGAAGTAGTTCTTTTCTTAGGATCTCCACTGCATTTTTTAGAGGGGGTAGTAATGCCTTGGATACGTCTAGCTCTAGGGCCTCGATCAGAGGTGCAAGAGTTACTAGATATTGAGCAAACTCTTTCTGTGCCTCATTCAGGTCAGCAAAAGGATCGGAGCCCCCTGTGCCTTTGGCTAGTCCTTTTACGCCTTTTTCTACTTCGGCGTTTAAATCTTGGCTGCGGTCTTTTGCTTGACGATAGGCCAGTTCAGCCTCTTCGTAAGCAAGATTTGCTTCTCGCCTTGCTGCAGAGTTTGGGGGCAGGTCAGCAACTCTTCGAAGGTTTTCGAAAGCAGCCTCTAAGTTTAGAGCCGCACGTTGTTCTCCAAGTGCTGCCCCGTCGGCAGCAAACTGTAGCTGCTGGAACTCTTCACGCAGCTCTGCAATAGATTTTCCAAGAGCGGTTGTAGGAGAGGTTGCTTGCTTTACAGCACTAGCTATATCTCCGAATCCAAACTTGGCAGCCGACTGCGCCACTTTAAGGGTGACAAGAGCGGTAGATAGAACTGCCACTGCGGGGGCGGCCTTACCTAGAACTCCAACTAGAGTTCCTAGAGATACGGCAAGAGCTGAAATTCCACCGACTAGCAGGCCAACTACACCTTGAACTACATACCCAATCCTGACTAGACTCTGGAATTTTTTTCTTGCGTTCTCAGCTTCCGGGGCCATCTCCCGAAGACCATCAGAGAACTTTCCAAAAACATTACCGGAGGTGCTTCTTTTAAAGCCGTCACTGAAGGATTGACCAAGAGATTGGCCTGCCGCTCGGCCTACATTTGAACCAGAAATGCGCTTTAAGTCATTCCTAATGCTATCTTCAAACCCAGTAGTTATCGCCTTGACGATTACTTCTGCGTGACCAATGACTGCCATTTATTATACCTGACCTAGCCTATAGGGGCTTCTAATGCGGAACCGAATGGAAGCCCAGAATCGGCGTCCATTTCAGTTGGAGGTATGTAAGGCTTAACTTCACCATCAGCGTACCCATTGCCAGAGCCACCGGTACTATTCATCTTGTACCTGTAAGTGATGTTATACATACTTCCATAAAGTCTGGTCCTCATGTCACTAACTCCCTGAGCTTCTTCGGGAGAGGTATATCTAGCGTCTTCCTCGAAGAAGAAATGAATGACGTCAAGCATCTTGCTTGCCTCCATCTCTCCTAGAGCTAGCCCTAGAGTTATTGCCTTACCGTTTATATATGGCCAGAGATCCACGGCCCATAGTGCTAGACCTCTGGCTGCGAATTTGGGCGACTAGTGTACTGCTCTACTAACCATCCGGTGATCTCTCCCAATGTCTCAGTAGTGACAACTTTTTCTTTGTCTACTACTAGGGCATCAAATCTAACTAGGCTTTCCTCAACAAGAACATGCGAGAAAAAGTCATTGATCACAGTTGCCTGATCAACAGCACTTTCTGAGGAGGACTTTGCGACAATGTCCAAAAGTACTCTTCCCGGAAGTGCTTTTACGCAGTGAAAGTCTTCACCGTAAAGCTTGAAGGAGACTGGCTCCATATCTTCGATCGATGTACTCGATCCGAAGTCTTTAAATTTGCTCATCTTTAGTCTTTCCTATTCATAGTGTTTTTCATCATTAAGCAGTTTTGGCTGCCCTTTAATTTTACCTTAGGATTTGTTTCCTTAGTTGGTCTGTTAAGTACCTATTAGCCCTGGTCCCTGGGTGCATGACCATTTTAGTGTGAATGACCCTGGAGCCCTTCATAAAGACCAGGTTGCCGCCGGGCTTATTAGGTGTGATAATGTGTGGTCTAGTGCCCTGATGGTGCATAAGAGCGTACTCCGTGTATGCGCCGATCTTGACAGCAGTCTCCCGACCGACTCTGACATGCCTAAGTTTCATACTTGCGCGTAGGCGTCCGCTTTTAACGCCGGCTTGCCTTCGCGCGCCCTGAAGAACTCTACTGCCAACCTTGTTGAGAGTTCTACCAACCATACCGTGAGGACTTCGTAGTTCGAAATCAAGTATGGGCTTGTATAAAACTAAATTTACTAGCTTATACGAAATCCCAGTGCGGCCTGCTCCGCCTATTCTTCGACGGCCTCCACGGCGGCGACTGATCCTTCTGCCAGCTCTAAGAGCTGCACTTAGAGCAAAACTGTCTGGAAAGCCTCTAGGCATTAGGGAACGGCCATAGTTATTGTCATGTTGGTAGTCTGGAACCCGCCCTCGGGAGGGGTCGTATCCAAGGTTGCAATAACACCGATGCCGTAGCCAGTCTCATCCCACTGATCAAGTTGGTTTATAGACGCCATCAAAACCCAAGCGTCGATAGCGAGGATCTCAGATGCAGATTGTATCTTTGCCGGCGTGGGAGGTCTACCGTTCTGTCCGACAATAGGAGTTGCTCTAGCAATAGTTACAACTATGGTCGCACTTCGAGGAACGTGACACCGCTGAGGCTCTCCAACCTCAGCGCCAGGAGTACCTAAGTACAACTGTTGAAAGTAGACTACAATTTGCTCGCAGTCGATAGCGGGCTGTCCCATAGTCCAGTAACTACGGTTAGGTAGTTCCACATTATAAGATTGAAACACGGACTCTACCCTAGTCAGAACACCCTCCATCATATCTCGGAGGTTTGTTGCACCTTCCGAAATACCAGAAGCATCAATTAGGGTGGACATGCGTTACTCTACTTCTGACTTGGGTGCTTCTTCGGGGACATCTTCAGCTAGTACAACTGGAGCTTGCTCTTCTTCCACTACTACCGGTAGTACTTCTTCCACTATCGGAGCAGGGGCTACAACTACCGGTGCAACTGGTGCTGGCTTCTTTGCAGCTTTTTGCTCTTGAGCGCCAATCATATCTTGAGCTCGGAAGTTAGTCTGAATTGACATAATATCTTCTTTCTTTAGTACATATTGATCTGGAGGTTTCCAGATGCAAGTTCAACGATGTTTTCTACACCGTTTATCATTTTGGTCGCATAGAGCGTCCAAGTTCCTGGGTCCACCATACCAAGCATGGAGAAGGCCTTGTCGTACGATACATCGAAATTAACAATCTCATCAACAGCATCTACGTAAACATCAGCTGAGTCTAGAGGTGTTGACTTACTTCCTCCGTAATTAAAGATACGAACTAACGGTGTCCAGCCAGAGTCTGGAAAGAAATTGCTAAAGTCTAGGCCGGAGACATCTGCAGAGGACCAGTCAGCTGTAACAGCTTTACTGATTACCAAATCATAGTTAGCATTCGGGGTCAACTCAACCGTTTTCGGAGAGTACCTTCGAGCTCGGGGAGCATCTACGGAGAATACTTTGGACTTACGGCGGGCATTGTCTGGGTTTACAACTTTTAAGAACAAGTCGATTTCGTATAGGCCGGTACGAAGTTCCTCAATAAATTCTTGATTATCTAGGATCGTGTAGGAGACACCTTGACGAGATACGGATGTCACACGCTGAGGAAGTTCGCAATCCTCGTCGCCAGACCATAGACGAGCAAACTCAATCGCTAGTTTACGGGCAGCCATTCTTCCAGCTACTGGAACCGGTGCACCGTAAGAGTATGTTATTTCTATATTGCAAGGAGTCCAAGGAGTTCCAGCCTTTATATGCAAGGTGGAGTGGTCTACTAAATAATATCCTGAAGGGTCTAGGATTTTCCCGGTGTTGCTACGAATGCTATGTATTTTTGTAACCGGACGCCCTCTAAGTTTGATCCTAGATTCGGGAGACATACCGTCAGCCATTAACTCCGAATATTCATTAAAGTCGCCAGACGGGATGTTGTAGACATCGCCGCCAAAAAGGATTGGGCTATTTGTTTTACTAGACGGGCCCATACGATTATTTCTTAGAGTGCAGGTATAGCGCTCGGTAACAGTAGTAACTCCTATGTACTTACGCCCGGACATTGCCCAGAGCAGATTAGATGCAACTTGCACTGCCTCTTCCGAATACTCAGTGTATGCATAGTCACCGAGTTCATCGGCTTGGACCCAAAGATTCGCATTGCTCATTTTTATACCTCTAAGATAATTTTAACGGGTGGTAGCCTAAGCTAGTTTGCTCAAGCCACCACCCGTGTCTAAATTTCGACTAGGAAGTCGATGGGTTCTCGTTCGACTGAATGATACTGTCGATTGCGTTGTCCTCATTGTAGTTGATTCCACCAGCAACGTTGTAGCTGTTGTCTGGACTTGCGGTACCCAGAGAGGTTACAGCAACTGGTGCTGGGTGCGACTCTGTTACTGAGTTTGTGGCAGTTACACGCGCTCCAGTTGCAACGTTGAATGTAGTAATGTCTGCGGTAATACCCGAGTTAGCGTAGCTAACCGAGTTAGTTGCAACAGCACTAACAATCTTCTTGCCGTTGAATAGAGATCCAACATTCTGAACCAAGATCTCGTCACCGATAGCAATGCCATGAGGAGCACTAAAGGTCAGAGTGGCCAAGGTGTCTGCAAGGGTGGCTGCAGCGCTGTCAACAGTGATAGCTGTTGGGGTGATTGCGGTAGCTGAGCTAAAGATAACCTGCTCAGTTTCATTATCAGTCCAAGTGTAGAAGCCAGATAGCCCAGTTGGGGCCCAGTCGGAACGTGCATAAGCGTATGGACGCTCTGCAGCAACTGGGAACTCCCAGCGGCCGTCAATACCTGATTGGAAGTTTTCGTTTCCTAGACCATAGCCTTCGAAAGTGTTAGCCATTAGGCCATTCTCGATAACACGGTCGCCAGACTGACGCATCTTGACGTATGGGAACACCCAGTAGAAGTATGGAAGAGTCGCCGCGCGCTTTCCATTTTTAACTGCGTGGGACCAAGCTTCGATGGAGACACCGTTTCCAGCTGGGTCGTCACCAACACCAGGAGCAGCCCAACCGATTGACTTGTTGTTTGGGTCGAGTGCGGTGCCTAGGTTCTTGCGTAGCAATAGTCCGCCAGAAATTAGAGCTGATAGCTCTGGGTCTGGCTCACAGATAGCAAGTTCCATGGTGATTCGTTTTAGAGTGTCCGGAGCCTTAAAGGTCACGCAAACAACGCCATTAGCGCCCTTTTCAGTGATCTCGTCGCCCTCTTCGTACTCGGGGGTGAAGGAAATTCTCATGAAGGCGGAGGTGGTGTAGCTGTCCTGCTCCCCTGTCATAAGTTTCCCAGCAGCATCTAGGCGTGTGACACGAATTGACACACCCTGAATGCTGGCTGCATATTCTTGAGTAGCCATATAGCTATTCTCCTTATTTCTTGATTAAGCTGTTAGATCAACTCTGGCAGCTAGGTGGATGGATGTGTCAAAGTAAACCGCCGCTGGGCGAATTGCCTTGATACGCATGTCATTTGCATTGCCCGACACATCGTAAGCTTGCGCTAGATTGTCGTTTACGACGTCGACGTCACCAAGGTAAACCTTGACAATACCTGTGCCATAAATCCATTTGTTGGTGGCTGATGCAGCAGCACCAGTTACACCAGTTGGGCCATTACCTGAATAGCCTGCACCCACAACTACGGGGGTACCAATTCTGGTAATTAGAGTTCCGTCTTCTGACTTCTCTAATCTTGTATTTAGAAGAGAAGCTACATCGCTTGTCATGTGGATTACTCCAGTCTCGCCTGCGTTTGATGCGGCTGCCATTGAGCGCTCTAGCTCAGCAAGTGCAAGTACGGCACCAAGAGCGTTTCCGCTGTTAACTAAAGTAGTTCCAGCATCAGATAGGGCTTTATTGTCGTGACTCTCGCCCTTTCGGACGGCACCGTCCCAAAGTTCTGTCTCTATAGACTTCTGGCTCATGCCTTCAATCTGACGAGATAGTCGAGCAATTCGGTCAATAGCGTTAAAACTTAGTCCCGAGCGTGTCTCGGTCAATTCAATGAAGAAGGGCTTGATGTCATCGTAATAATTGATAACTCCGCCAGTAACTACAGATCCGTTAGTATTGTCTGTGTCATCCCAGTTTTTGAGCTCCTGCACGGTGGTTTCCCATTCTTGGGCAAAACCGCGGACCCACTGGTCCTCTCCTGGAGCGTTCTCTGGCTTAACAACAGCAAGTAGACCAAAGGCGGATGGCACGATTGCGGGTGCCGATACTACGCCTGTCTTTGAGAAAGCCATTTAAAATCCTTAATTTAAAATTATTTAGGGGGTGGGAGCCCCCGAGCCTAAGCCCGGGGAGCCACCCTATTCAATTACTTTTTAGAGCTCGATTGCAGCTGCAGCAGCGCCACCAGTGGTGTCGCGTAGGGCAGCGGCTACACCGTTGACATTTACAGTCTGGGTGATAACTAGAGACTCGATACCAACCTTGGCAATACCCTCGAAGGTTTCAACGAACATCTTGTAATCGTTGGTTCCAACTAGTGAGGAGTCACGGATGATACCTAGGTCTAGAGTTCCACCGTCTAGGAACAAGAAGGTGCCCTCTGCGAAGAGGTACCACTTGAAGGTGTCTGGGAACTCTAGGAGAGCGGCAACGCCCTGTGAGCCGAATGGAGTTGCATCAGGAGATGTCACCATGTCAACGTTAGATCCGGCTAGATACCCGGTGATCTCGGACTGGCCGACACCTAGGGTTCCATCGCCTGGCATTGCAATAGCAAGGTCAGAAGCCATGGCGTCCATTACCCACTCAGGGACAATAGCCTTTAGGACTGTTCCCTGCGAGATGCGGTGACGTGAACGGTAAGCAACAGCTGCCTTACGTACTGTTACCAAGAAGTCACGACCGAAGCCCAGAAGGGTTCCAGAACTAACTGCAGTTGAAGCTGCTTCGATCTTAGCAATTAGGCTCTGCTCTGCCTCGCGTGCGTGCTGTACTAGACCTAGCTCATTGTGTCGAGCAATTAGTTCTGGGTACGCACGTGTCATGAGGTTACCGAACTGTAGCTGTAGTGTTACAGCGTCAGTTACAGCCGTGTTTTCTGCAGCAGCAGAAACGGTTAGGCTAGTTTTTGCGGACGGGCTTGGGCTTTCAGCTGCATCGTTAGCAGCAGTCCAAACACCAACAGCATCGGCATAGCCACCACCAGCGAAACTAGGGGCAGTTACGAAGCGAACTCCGCCACGGTCGGCCTGGAAGCGAGGCAATGCATCGCGAACTGGACGTGCTGTGGTTGAGCCGATACCGAAGATGTCATACTTGGTCTCAACTGGAGCAGCGTGTCCACCAGAAGCAACAAGTGCTTCTTGACCTACAACACCGCTGATCTTAGCTGCGTTTGACTCAGCGTCGCTTCCTAGGAAGCGTGACTCTGGGTACTGTGTCGAGAAAGACGCAACAATGTGCTGCTCTCCATCGCCACCGTTTACACGGCGAAGAGTATGAAGTCTCTTCTCCATGGCCTGAGAAACCTCAGACATGTCTTTAATGTTGCTTCCCGCGGTGTATCCAGGGATGTCAGCGCCAGCAGTAATTGCTACTGGGGCTTCAGTTACCTGAACTACAGGTTGACGGTCGGCTGGGGCCTCGAAAGGCTGTTCAGCTGCAGCAGTCACTGCTTGCTCCTTCTGCTCTTCTACAAGAGCTGTTGATGTTTCAATATTCTCGTCTGAAGAGAGCTCAGTGGCTTCTTCAGTTGTGGTTGATAGTTCAGAACCGTCTACCTGATCGGTTGATGCTTGAATTATGGCGTCCTCGAGTACTTCAGTAACCTCTTCGGTTGAAGCCTCGTCAACTGCAGAAAGCTCTGCAGCAACTTCGGTTCCAACTTCGGTGATTTCTTCAGTAGCAGCCTCGGTCTCGACTGGAGCCTCAGCTACAGTCTCCTCCGCGTCAGCGACTTCTACTACCTCTTCGGCAGCGAGTTCAGCTTCGGCAGCTGGAGTTTCGACCTCTTCGGTTACTTCTTCTGCAGAAAGCTCTGCAGCTTCGGTAACCTCGACAACAGCGTCAACAGCAACTTCTTCAGAAGCGAGCTCGTCAGAAGCGGATGCCTTAATCGACATTTCCTCTTCTTCCATCTCTTCTTCTTCTTCTTTAGTTGGCATTTCTTCTGCCTCTACCTCTTTGGTCTCTTCCACAGCAGGAGTTTCCTCTTCTGGGGTCTCGTCCATAGGTACGTCTTCTTCGGCCATAGCCATTTCCTCTCCAACGTCTTCTACTTCACCCTTAACACGGGAAGCAGCGTCAGCCGCTCTAGCTGCAAGTTCTGCAGTCTGCGCTTCACGGCGAGATAATTCGCCACGCACCATATCTAGGGAGTCAGCTAGTAACGTCATAGCATCAACTGAATCAGGAGTCGGGTCTTCACCCTCAACCATTTCAAACTGTGAGATGATGTCTGCCTGAAGCTCTGCGACTTGATCGTCGCCTAGCTCAGATATTGCATCTAACTGAGTTTTAATTTGGTCGTACACTGTACCTCCTAGGCCAGTTATTGTTGGATGTCTAGCATCCTTGATTACAGTCAAGGTTTAGGGACTCATCGAATAAACGCGAGGCGCTTCACCTAGGGATAATTTTACCCTACTTTTTAGGTAAGGAGTCGGAGCAGCGTGCTCATCTCAGATTGAACTTCACCCTGAGAGTACAAATCTGCACCCGACATGTAGGATCTTAGATCTTGCGTAGCAATATCTGCATCCTTTTTACCGATTTTTGCCTCGACACGAGTAATCATCTGATCGATGAGATCCTTGAGCCCAGACGGTAGATCGCTAAATCTTAATTTTTCTGCATCCTGGCCGAAGGGTAGGGGTAAGTTAGCAATAACTGTTCCCAACTCTCCAGCAGTTGCACGAACATTCTCTAAAGCCTCCGGGTTAAGCGCCTTAGAGTCAATACGGTCGATCATACCAAGCAGCTCACCGCTTGCGTCCGCAGAAGCCTGATAGTTACCAGCAAAGTCTAGGTTCTCGGCATCTTCAGCTTTTTTCAATGCTTTTGCCAGACCTGCAACACCTAGGTTTTGCTTTAGGCGCGCTAGAACTGTGCGGTACTTACCTTTTGCGTCACGTGGCTGGTTCACACCAGAGATAAACTTGGGATCACCATTCTCGTCTAGATCGTTGGGGTCTGTTTTACCAGACTTGACATCCTTAGCTGCTTCAATCTCTTCTTCGGTTTGCTTGTCGGCCTCGGACTTAGAGTCTCGTAGTTTTTTTAGGTCAGCGTCAGAGATTTCGTCTTCATCCCCCTCAGCAAATTCCGAGTAGGAAAAGGCTGTAATGCTTGCACGCATGGATGCTACTTTTTCGGCCGCCTCCATGGAGCTTGCGTTTTTCCATTGTTGAGGGATAAGGTCATACTTCTTAAGTGCTCGTGCACGTTTGGTGATGTGTCTACGGACAGCTCGTCTCTCAGAGGCCTTTGCTCGTCCATACGCTTGGATAGCATTGCGCAAGTCAGACTCATCACGGATCGGGTACGCGCCGTCTTCCATTGCGTGGCCCTTCTTAGCGAGCTCCATTCTCTCGTCGTCCGAGATTTTGGCTAGCTCTGCGACAGCGGCCGCGGTCAGGGCGCTCTCACGCATGTTAGCTGCACTAGCAGTGAGTGCTTGAAGGTTTGCTGCGCGAAGAGACTTCTTTGCTTCCCTGACACGGATCTTTAGGTCTGGAGCAGTAGCGGCGAGCTGACCTAAGGTGCCTGCTCTGTAGGCGAGAGCTTGAACGGCTTGACTCTTGAGGGCAGCCATGTGACTAGCTCCAGCAGCAACTAGTGCCAAAATCTTACCCGATGCAATCATTGCACGAGCAGTGGGGAATCCAGGAACGTTAACTTGGCAAACAGCAACCAGTTCTAAGGAACCATTAATTGGACGCCAGTCTCCAGATGGAGCAGAAGCACGGAGTGCACGAACCTGCATCTCGTCTGCGGTTGGACGCAAAGACCCAGCTACCCAAATACCGTACTGATCTTCGCCAGCGTGGACGTCTGCAATAGCAGAAGCAGTATCATCATAGTGCTTTGCTGCATCGGCAGCACTAGCATTTAGTGGAGCGTGCCCACCAGCAAGAGTAAGTTGACCGACTGTCGCGTCAGTACCATCTTCAGTCCGCACTACTCCAGTGTTGAAGTATGCGTACTTACTACGAGAGCGAGGAGGCTTTGTTGAACGTGGTAGTCCAATGTGGCTAACGTGCCACGCGGCAATGTGACCATAGATACGGCCGTCTTTGTCTACTGTTAAGGGAGTAGGCCTATCCAGCTTCTGGTCCTTGAACCAAGAAGTAGGCGGGGCCATTGGGATCTCAGATTCTAGGTACCCGGAAGCCATAATTGGCGCGAGGTCGCAAAGACCATCAATGCACTCTTCGTAGACGCCGTCTTTCTCGGGCATATAGTCCTCTTCATCCCCTTGGTTTTGCAATGAAATAGTGCATTCCTGGAATGCGGGCTTAGCTACAATTGTAGCAGCCATTATTCTTGCTTTATTTATAGTAAGTTTATCCTTACTCATAATTTCGCTGTCTTCTGAGTTCTCTACCTTTGACTTTTTATCTTCCCTTGCTTCAAACTGGTCCAAATCAACCGAAACACCGCGCAAGAAACCGTAACGAACTAAGCGTTCTGCTTCACGACCATATGGTCCTGAGTCAAATACGCCGGTAGCATTTCCCATGCCGCCTTCAATTCTCTCAATGTAATCAATTCGACCAACAACAACTGAGCCGTCATGCCCGGACCCAGTCTTAATCTGCCACAAAAGAGGCACAGGGAGATCTCTAACGCTGATAGCCCCCTTCTCAAACTTACGTCCGTCACCAGACTCTGCTCCCTCTGGAACTATCATTGGGATAAAGAAAGTAGCTCCAGGCTTAGTCGCTGAAGCACCGGCAAGTAGTCCAACTTTTTCACGTGCGTCTGATGCTATTGCTGATAGACGGGACTTTTCAAAGACTGCTGAATCAAGTTCTTGCTCAGTTGCAAATAGCGAAGTAGAAGCTTTTAAGCCTTTCTTCTTTCCAACATTTTTCTCGCTTCCAGTGTAGACACCAGTTACTTCCTTGTGGCGAAGCTGGCAGTAGCCCTTCGCGCGGGGGCCCATGTATTTAGAGAGTTGGCGAACACATCGAGTCCAGTCGCCGGGAGTGTTCCAACGGATCTTCGCTGCGCCCTTGCCCTTAGTCCAGTAGCGACGAAGTGCATCTGCATTGCCACGGTTACGGTCAGCACCGCCAGCTGCAAGTAACGGCTCTACTACCCTTTCCCAGAAAATGGAGAACTCGTACGCAGACGCCTGAACGCCAGTAGCTTCATCTGCCTGCTTGAGAACATCGTTTAGAACTTCTGAATCGTCTAGTTCAACAACTGGAGGAGGTGTTGCAGACTTTAGGTCGAGCAGTATTTGATCGTTCTTCTGCCACTTACCTTCTCGACGCTCATATATGGATGGTTCTGTAGACGTCTTGGACGCCGGGACAATGGCAACCACATCCATGACTGCACCTTTATCCTCAGGGGAGACGATAGCTAGGTACTTAGCAGGGACATCGGAATCAGAAGGCTCATTTATAGAGTCGTCTTCTTTAACTGCCGCTGCATTAATTCCGCTGCGTTCTTTTACAAGCTTCTTGTCGTATGCCTTTAAGCCCTTAGGACTGTCATCATATGTTTTGTAGGACGCTCTCATCTTTGCTACATAAGCCGGGAAGTCCCGAATAAGCAGCCCTAAGTCGCTATCAGTCATCTGAGGAAGCGTTCCAGGCAATTGTGCAATTTTAGAGTTTCGAGGAGTTCTAGGCTCCCCTATAATACCTCTGAAGTCAATAGTAGGAGTACTAGTAGGGACCATCGAAGGTCCGTCGTAGCTCTCTTCGCCTTGAGTAAATTTAGGGTCTACAGCTATGCTTTTACCGCTGTCAAGTAGAACGTTAACTTTTCCAGCCTTGTAGTCAATACTGGTAATCTGTCCAGAGCCACGTTCTTTATCTCCGGCAACGATAGTACGGGAGCCTACTTTTACGAATAGTCCACTTGCATCTCTAGGCTGGGTTTTTGCAAGATTTGAGCGCTCTTCGGGGGTGTAGTCACCATCGGTGTCGGTAGGGGACTCGCCAGCGGCAGTCATAACCCTGTCGATCATTCCAAAATCTTCTTCCATAAGGCCATCTGCTACAAGCCTGGTCTCTTCTGGGTCTATCTCGTTCAGCGTAACTGGCTGGTTGGGGCGAGCTTGTAGAAACGCAGAGATAATAACTGCGGCTGAAGGATCGATAAGTACATGGTCAAACGCGGAGATTTCGATATCGGTATCTAGCGCTCTGTCGTATGAGTAGACGTCTCCATCTACGTGGCCCATGTCGTCCCAGCCGCAATCGTCCCAGACGGATACCATGCCGTCAACGTCAATTTTATACAGACGGTCAATGGCGGAGTTGTCTAGACGAACACGAGCCATAAACTCTGGCCCGAGAAAGAGATCTAATTCGTGGGCCTGCTTAAAGGCATTCAGATCTGGTTGATAGTGTGGCGTGTTCTCAAAACCTGTTGGACCGTCCACAAAGCCATAGCCACCCGCAGCAATTGCTTTCTTGTTTTCACGCTCTACAATTGCAGAAGCCCATCTCTGTCCGGCGTCCCCACCCCAAAGTGCCCAAGCAATACGACCGTTAGACGGGAAGCCATCTTCTCCGCGCTCATAGCCTTTTGCTTTTTTGTCAACTTCGTGACGAGGGAAATACTTAGCGATGTGGCGAATCTTCTCGAGGCCAATTTGGCCGCCTTTTGCAAGCGTGCGAGCACTGCTAATCCCTACGGGGGTGCCACCCCTCTTGGTTTCCTTGCGCCAGTTTAGAGCTTTTTTAGCTTCATTCTGGACGCCGCCAGGGATGGTATACATGCGATTTTTAGACAAGGTCATTCTCCAGGGAAGCTTTCGGCTTCTTCTTTAGTTACATAGTCTCCCGAGCTCACCATTCTGCAGACCTTTTCTATGTCAGCCCTACTGAGTGTTGACCCCTTTGCCCAATCTTGGATGAGGTCAATCTCCCATCCGTCTTCATCATCTGGATCAAGGGGAGCGCCGCTGCCAGGAGTGTCGTCTGAGTTATCCCATTCGTACGACCAAATCTCGTAGCTAGAGGAATAGTACTTTTCTAGGTCATCTCTTGACCCAGACCTCCACTTTTCTCCCTCAGGTCTAACGGTAATACCAAAAATGGTATACATGGAAATATACTCTACCGACTCTGTCTCTTTATTTACGTAAAAATAAATAGTAGGTTCAGGAGAGATATCGTACTCTTGCTCTTCGGCCATATGTCCGATCCTATTCTTGGCTCGCTAGACTGGATCTAGCTACAATTTTAGCACACTAAATTTTATAGTGACTCTGCTACTTTATTAAAGTAGTACTTATTATACTGTGGGAACACAGAGCAAAGCTTTGAAAGCTTCTCTAATGATAGAGTTCTGACGTCTATGGTTGAATAGTCGGGACCGTCTTCTGTATCGACAGTCACATCAATCATATAAAAATCATCACTTTCGGTCTCTGCACCCCTGGATTTTAGAAAGTCCAGGTACTTAAACATTAATGATTTGTCTAGCTCTCCAAAAGCCCGTTGGGCGTCCTCGGGCCATTCATCGAGATCGTAATCTAGATTTCGTTCGCTAGCAAAGCTTTTTAATAGCTCTCGATACTCCGCTGAGTAGTCCATTATGGCCTCCTTTCACCTCTCCAAGAACCTACGGTCATCATAATAAACCTACCGAGAGAAGAAGAGTTCTTAGTCTGAGTACGCTTATTTTCTCTTCCTATAGTAGCAATCATTTTAGGTGTAACATCCGAAACAGGCAATTCAGCAATAGAGGTTAACTCGTTTATGAAGTTATTATCTACTACCCAGCCGTTTTCTCTAAGTGATTCTATCAATTGTCTGATGCTCCCGGGGCCATAATTAACGCCGCTATTTGTTGGTACTACGCTTATTTGTGGCATTATGTCTGCTGCTATTTCAGTTGGAGTCATATTCGAATAGGCATCCTGATTGCCTTCATATGCCTTCAAGGCAGCGGCAGTGTTCTGAGTGTAAATATGACGCTTACTGCGCTGTTCTTCGGACGAGAAATCGAAATCCATAAGGGCCCACATGTACGGCCCGTTATCTAATGCTGCGGTGACTGATACTTTATCTACGCCAATGCTCCTATAATAGGCAAAGCTGCCCTCGATAACATTTTGGCCTAACCCCTTGCCTTGATGAGAAGACTTTAGTTTGAACAGGTCGTGGTATACGCTTAAGGTGCCATCTGATCCTCTAGTCAAAGTCCTAGAAATCGTTCCCGCAGACGAGCCATTAGGTGCTATTAGACTACCGCTAAGGCTTACCGTTTCTCTAGACAGACCTTCCCCCCTAGTCACTGCTCTCTGAGCTCTGTCCATTAAAACAGAGTCTGGAACAGATCCGACGCTACTGGAACTTGACCAATCAATGGAGTATCCCTTGAGATCGGTATTGTTCTGTAAGTACGAGATAAAATCGTCCCTAAAATTATTTCCTCTAAGGTATTTCGGGAATGCAGCGTCTAGATCAAACTTATAAATGCCGAGAGTATCTTTAAGAAATTTCTTGTATTCGTCTGTTGCTTCGCCCGTATACAGGTACTTAGCGTACGCTTCTGCAAAATGTTCCTGATCGTTATTTTTTCCGTAGCTAGACACTTCTTGATCACGAACATCGGAATAGCGAGCATCTAGCTCACCGCCCCTCTCATCGCCCCATAGTGGGTCGATACTTCTGTGCAGACTGTGGCCGTACTCGTGTAATACAGTCTCTGTTATAGAGGTATCTCCTCCAAATTCTCCTTCTAAGCTAGAAGCGAATTCATGGTTTATTAGTATTACGGATTTTGAGCTACGGAGCAGGGGAGTAGATATCTCCGACACCCCAATCTCTGACCCATCTGCCCTAGTAACGAAGTTTACTCCCTGAGCCCTGGTTAGGTCCCTAGTATTAGGAGAGATGTCAGAGTACGCCTCCTCGAAGTTGGCCTGGGTCCCACTGATCCTTAGGACAACTGAGCGGGGGTCAAAGTTCATCGCAGAAGTGTTGTTACTTGCAAACTCAGAGAGCGTAGTTAAAGCTTCTTTGTATTCCTTAGTGTCTACAGAAGGGGCAGCGCTGATAGGCTTGCCCGCACTGTCTCTCTTTATTTCGTATGGAACTTGTACTAATCCAACTGGACTAGACGCACCTATGACTGGTTTGAACTTAACTCCGGATGCAAAGAGCCTGTCTACTGTCTGAGCCACGCCGTCGTTCGGCCTGTCAGCTCTTAGAAATTCTAGGAAGTAGGCAAAGTCTTCAGCGCTCCCGCCTAAAGGACGATAGGACGCCGAACGTTTAAATTCATCGACTGAAGGCCTGGTAATCAGGAGAGCTAAGTCTTGAGTATTTACAGTAGCGCCAAACACGCCCCTTGCACTAGCAGTCTCTAGCTGCCAGTTAGGGCCAAGAACATCGGCGTTATTACCTATAAGTGACTTTACTTCACGGATTTTGTTTCTAAAAATATTTGCTCTGGCTACAGCTAACTGTAAGTTCGCTTCTAGTGTAGTACCCCCGTAGTTGGCTAGATTTTTCATCTCGGGAAGGGCTTTTACTAGATCGCTGCTGTCAAGAAGCTCCGGAATCACACTGGCAGGAGATTGAATCTCCTCCGAGACGTCGTCCCAGAAGTCAGCCGGTAAATCGTAGCCCTCATCAGAGTCGGGAGAGCTAGGAACTTCTCTGAGTAGAGCTAGCCCCTGGTCAGGGGCTAGGCTTTTTTTGGTGTTACCTCGGTACCAAGCTTGTAGATCGCCGAACCTTCGACTCCGTCTGCTCCTGTATACAAGAATGCCAGTGCTGGAGAGCCATCTCTGCTTGTAACAGGTCGAGGAGCCGTCTTTACGATACCAAGAGGCCTTCCTTCTTTATTGTGCAGCATATCTCCTTGAACAACATCATCTATAAGCATAGGAGGAGAGGGCTGAGCAGAGATAACAGTATCAGTACCAACAGGCTTCGCTCGCTGCCTAGGTGCAGGGATCGGCTCTGAGTCGGGGTCTCTCCTGGCTTCTGCTAGTGCTTGGCCCTGTAGGTTAGCAGTGTAATCTGTTAGAGGAGTGTCTTGATCTCTCGTCTGCCTGAGTTTTAGCGCGTTTATCTCCCTCGTATTACCGTTCGCATCTACTACCAATACGTAGTCCCCATAATCGTAAGATGCTTTGTCTCCGGGAGTGGCGTTAACGTTTTGCACTAAACCAGAAACTTTAAGGATAGATGTTTCGCCTACGTTGTTTGTATACTCAACGGTCATACCTTTCTCGATAGACTTCGTCATATCCTTTGAGGCGTACCTGATTGATCTAGTATTAGAGTCCGGGTTCCTGTAGATCCCCCGCATACGCTCTGATGCGGCGGATACATAGTAGTCGAAGCTCTGGGTACTTCTCTGGCTCGCATTAGGGTTTCTTCGTCTGAACTCGGCTCTAATAGCCTTTCTTGCGTTTGCATGCGCCTTCTCACCGAGAGGTGTACTTCCAAATATAGAATACAGAATGTCATACATATCTTCTTTAAGAGCTACATCTCTGTCGCGTCTTGACGTTCCTGAGCTCATGAACTCATCATAGGTATTCCATAGGCTAGGGAGCTCGCTGTTTTTAACAATCTTCGTACCTGTGTGGTAGGTTACATTCCTACCATCGGCAAGTCGTACGGCGTTATCACCGATTTCTTCCATCTTTTTTCGGTCGCCTGTTCCAGACATAAGCCACCCAAGACGACTAGATAAGCTGTCATTCGGGCCCCATGCATTCCCCTTGCCGCCTCTACCAAACTTTATGTTTGCCCAATCAAAACCATCATTATCGACCCTGCCCATCAGTCTATCAAGTAGCCCCTGAGGGCCGTTAGCTTTGGTCAGAAGTGGCGCAATGGAGTGACGATCATCTTTGTGCTGGTACTCTTTGAATTCTCCAGTTTCTGGGTCAGTCCAGCGCATAGTGTATACAATAGCTTTTTTACCAGAGTTGTTTGCCCGTAGTTCGAATATTTTGCCGTCTTTGTCTTCTTGCCTGTGAAGAACTAGAGCACCCTCTTCAGTAAACTTAGCGTCCGGGTATATTTTAGCTAAAGCATCCATCATTGCAAACGGGTCATCGGCGGAAAGAATCCTATTGTGCTCATCTACGTAGCCGACAGGCGTGCCGTCAGGGCCCATCACAGGGGTGAGCTTTCTGGCTCTTTCCCTCTCTAGCTGTTCTTTGGACAGTACTGGCAAGTTAAAGTTGCTACCGTCGTCCATTCTGCCCGGTGGAGGGAAACCCATAGGAGGTGATCCATCACTAGTCTGTATGACTGCCTCTCCCTCAGGAGTGTCTACATTCTCGGGGGTAGGCTTGGCTGGCTTGACTGGCTTGGCTGGCTCAGTAGGCTCAGTAGGCTCAGTAGGCTCAGTAGGCTCAGTAGGCTCAGTAGGCTCAGTAGGCTCAGTAGGCTCAGTAGGCTCAGTAGGCTCAGTA